AGGTGTCCCCTGCACACTGGCGTCGGGCCAGTATGACCGGAGATACTCATAAGACCTTGCAAAGAGCGGCTGGCCATTCATGGTTATGGAGGCCGTATCCCGCCACCGGTCAGGCTTGTCTAAAATAGAAACACCAACCTGTAGGTTGGTTTGGATAAATCTTAGGAAGCCTTGTAGCTTGAGCTCACGTGCTACCCGGCGCTCCGCCAGGTTAATTAGCCTGGGGAGTTGCTCGTAAACAATGGGATCACCAGCATCAGAGAACCCACGCTCTAGGTAGCGTCGAAGGTCTTCTTGCAGGGATGTGAAGGTCATCACGTATGACATTGAGTGCTCCGGGTTACGAAATTATACACTACTTGGGGGCACTTGGCCAGGATTGAATCAGCGTGGTAAGGTCACTGACATGTCCTTGAGCTTTTGCTGCCAAGCCTGAATATCTGTCGCTGCAGATACCGAGTAGCTCACTGAAGGTAGCGGCTGTTGTAATACAGGCATCAAGGGAGCTGGAAGCGGCTCGCAGGGAATCGGCTGATTGTGACTGCAGCCCAGCATACTGGTTACGAAGAGAATCATTATCACGACGAAGAGTAGCCACTCGACCTGCCGCGTTGTTCTGTGCCAGCAAGAGTTGGGTGGTCGTACGCTCGATTGTCGCCCTAGCGGTACGTTGTTGGGAGATTCGCGCATTAGCTTGTTCCAGTTTTAATTTGACAATTTGATGTGCTTGTAGCTGCCATGCCGTGCCAAAGCCAACTGCTGCGGATATAGTCGCAGCAATCAGGGTGAGGTTCATATGGACCCCCGTTTACGGTTTTGGTACCGCTCGTAGATAACCCAGCCAATAGCGACCAGGGCCACAACTGCCATAGCGGGGAATAGCCAATCACCCAGGCCAGTAACGCTGTCCTTAAGCTCTACCACGGATTTTACAATCTGTGTGGCAGTAGCCACAGCAGCGGTACCTCCGGCTATTACCGTGGTGCTGGATATAACCTTCTTGGGGGAATCCACAACCTGCGGCATGGGATCTTCTGTGATGGCTTCTAAGTACTGAGCAGCTTCTCCAGCGCGTCGACGTATTAACCCTTGGTTGTCTTTGCCCTTAACCTTCTTCCATAGTCCCATGCCCCTGGCGCAGGCCGCCTTATCTCCACGGTTATGCGCTTTGATAAAAGATGAGGTTCGCATACCCGCAATCCCGATGTTCCAAGTAATTGAAACCAAGGCGTCAAACTCGGGCTGGGTGACATCCCCACTGGTAGCTTCAAATACCGCCTGCTCGTATTCCCGAAGCTCCTCTACCAACCGGGTTTCACATTCCGCAGCCGTCATGGTATCACCCTGCCTAACCCCAGCTATGAACCCATAACCAATAGTCCAGACATCTCCCTGGTCTAGGTAAGCTACCAGTTTGCAGCCCTCACGTTTCTTTAACCGGCTAATACCGTCAGAACTCATCTTCATTTGCTAGTCTCCAGTTGGGAAGCCATTCCGGCTACGGATAGCTGTAGGGTTAGTAGAGCTTGGTCTCTCTCTCGCATGGTAGTTCGCATGTCGTTTATAACAACACCCCCGGCTAGCTGTACCACAACTACGAACCAGGTCAAAGCCGTCCAGACACCGCGACCCTTATTCATCAGTGCCTCTTCTGCTTTGGAGTGCTCTACGAACCCAGTAACATGAGAATCAAAGTCCGCGCTAAGCCGCACCAGCTGGTCTTTCACGCTGTGCGTGACAGCCGTGTTGCTGGTAAGACTACGGTGGATGGCATTGAGCACCATCAGGGTAGCCCTTTTGGAGGGGTCGTTCTCTGCCGCAACCATAGCATCAAGCTCGGTTTGCAACTTGACCTCTAGTCTCTTGTCTTCAGCTCGTCTATCGTATTGCTCAATCATGGGTTTTCCAATAAGCCCGGATGGGCCGGGTTATCTATGGACGGTCCGGTATAGGTCAAATTCGGCCTTCAGTTCCTGTACTGCATTGACTAGCACAGCAATAAGTGCCTGCTCATTGAGGCGAAGCTTATCAGGGTCTTCTGCATCTACAATCACTGGGTTAGACCCTTCTAATTTCAGGATGTCCTGCGCAAGGAAACCGTACCTGGTGGGGCCATGCGGGGTGTCGGACTCGCGAGTCTCACGGAAGCGGTATGACACCGGGCGGAGCTGCGAAATAAAATCAAGCCCATATGGAACAGCCTTCAGCTCAGTTTTGTCTCGCGCATCAGAAACTACAGTCCAGGCTACTTGGATATAGGCATTAGTAATTGCCGTGTGCCCCATGCTAATACGATTGCTGTTCGCCCCAATGGCAAAGACTGGCGCGCCGGACCCCGCAGAGTTTGCGGAGCCTATTTCTATGTTTGCAGCCCCAGAAATTCCGTACCCAGTATTGAAGCCCAAAACCGTGTTATAGCTACCATTACTAGAACCATAAGAATAATTACCTACAACAGTGTTGCTGGTGCCAGTGGATAGATTTACTGCCGATTGACCTATAACCACATTTGAGCCACCGGAGGTTATATTAGCTAGCGCTTGATTCCCGACAGCTACATTTGCGGACCCAGTAAACCCTACTCCTGACATAACTTGATGGCCCAACCCGGTATTAGAGGAACCCGCGGCATAGCGCATTGCTATAAATCCAGCGGCCACGTTAGCGGAGGCCCCTGTAGCGCATTGGTCCATCGCAGCATTACCAATGGCGGTATTATCGGACCCTGTCGTGATATTTCTCAGCGCACTATGGCCAATTGCGGTGTTGTTATTTCCAGAAGTTAGGTTTTGTAATGTGTAGCCTCCGATTGCCGTGGCGCCTGCTGCTGTTGGTGTACTAAGGACGGCACCGTAGCCAACGACTACGTTTGAAGCTATACCACCATTGCCCCTACAGTCAAGTGTAGTGGCAGATAGTGCCCCCGTTGAAATACTAGATGGGCTGAAGGTGCCTGCGGTTAGTGTACCAGATACGGTTAGCGCGGCAGCCATGGTGGTCCCTGTAAGCGTGGGGCTAGCTATAGTCTTATTTGTCAGGGTAGCCACAGCTGCTCGCTCCGTGGCGTTACTGGTATTATCCACGTTACCTAGGCCTACATCACCCTTGACTAAGCCTAGTGGAGCAGTGATGGTTTTGTTGGTTAGTGTCTCTGTTCCCGTGCGCGTAACAAAGTCTCCGTCGGTCAAAGCAGTATTAAACTGGGCAGTAGTTCCTGTGATTGTGTTGGAGCCTAGCGCGATTGACTTATTAGTCAGTGTATCCACAGCACCGGGGCCGGAACCCACCTGGACTACATTGCCGCCAGCATCTTTGGAATAGAGCTTCTTGTCAGTAACATTGACAGCCAGTTCACCCTGCGTGAGATTACCCGCCACAGGAACTGCGGAGGCTGTGTTGGTGTTATAGATAATAATGGTAGTGTTGCCAGATTGTGCCATACTAATTGTTCCTAGGGTTTAAAATTCATGTTAGGGTCCCCCGTTGGATAAGTGGAGTTTTTAACACTATCACAGCGTCACGGTGGGCTTGACGATGCTGGGATTTCATATGTGCTGGGTAATGTAGGACCTTAGAGTTGTGTGGCTTGGATGAACAGGTTGTCCACTTGCGTGTTAGTTAGGCCAAGGTCAGTCGCCGCTGCCGATAGCGTAGGGTCAGCGCGGTGCCAATGGATGGCCTTGTTGATGAATGCTTTTTGAGCGAATGTGCGCTCTGGTGCGCTAGCCCATGTCTCGTAAGCACCAGACAGACCAGCGGCATCAAGTACAAGCAGTCCGTTGAGAGCTTCAATCTTTTCCGGCACTACGGGAGGTGGTGGCACATACGGATCAGGCGTGTTGCCATCAGCCATCCATGCCAGATATTCTTCACTTGTATCAGAAACAAACACGCCTGTTTCGGTGTCGATCAAGCTAGTTTCAAATGCGTATGCGTACTTTTTCATGATTAATTTCCTGCCATGGTTGACCAATGAGTACCATCAGACACCAGCATTGCCCATCGCCCAGCGGTGGCTGCGAGGATGGCGGTGCCGAGCGTTCCTGAGTTGAGCGGGTAGACGTTTGCGCTTGCTGATACAACCGCTTGATTAAGCACAGTCTTGACGTTGATGACACGGCCCGCTGGTGATGCAGATGGGAGAGTCAATGTCACAGTACCTGCGTAGTTAGCTACCAGATGCCTAGTAGAGGATGTGGCCGCGTAAGTCGCGGTGGTTATGGCCGCGATAGTTCCTTCGTGTACTGCTCCGGGTATGGTTACTGCACCATCAGCAGCACAAGTGATAGTGTTTCCTCCTGCGGGCTTTGAATTAATATAAATCGGGCCGCCGTCGTCCCCCGAAGTATTCTGTAGGATTAGCTCATCGCCTGAACTTAGACCTAATACTGCTCTGACCGCACCAGCTACATCTTTTATTGAGTATGCACCAGCGTTATTAAGCGTTACCGTAGTGGCCGCACTCAGCGTAGTAAAACTGCCAGGAACAGTACCAGATGCAAGCAGTGCGCTCAAGTTGGTAGCCACTTCGCCTGGGAGCGCATTGGCCTGGGTTGACCAAGTGTTTAAATCCCCCACCAGTGCAAACGCCTTGACGTTGAATTCTGCGGGTGTGTCCGTAGGTAGAGGCGGGTCAAAAACTACTGATATTGTCATGTGAGGCTTTCGAGGTCGATGGAGCAATCCGAGTAATTTGCGTACTGGATGTTGATGTCAAACGAGTTGTAAAACCCGTACAGAACAAGCGATGCGTAGGCATCCGATACCAGCCAAAGGCAAGGTGTAGCGCGTAGCTCTGTGAGCGTTTTGTAAATGTTGTCGAGGTCTTTGTTTTCCATGAAAACGTCAATCGACAAGCGCGATGCGAATGCACGTTGCACCAGCACCGTGTCGCCCCAATCGTTGCGCTCTTTACGAGAGTAGTCTTGGATACCGAGGCGGGCACCCTGCTTAACGTGCATCCCGATAGACTTCTGTGAGCCAAACGTAATGACACCAACGGATGCCGTGGTGCCTGTCAGGTCGATACGCAGCACCGCGTTGGGATAGGTCGGCAAGTCGGTTGCCACAAACTGAGTTTGCTGGGTGCGCTCCTCGAAAAGCCATGTGTACCAAGTCGCATCTGTAGGCACGCTGTTGAGCGCTACAGACTTGTCGTACACCACGCCAAACGACGGGTCAGTCAGGCGGATGCGGATGGTCAGTACGCCGGATAGGTTGAGCAAGCCAACCGAATTGACGGCAGTGCTGGGTGTCAGTTCGTAGTACGCGCTGGTCGTGAACGTGGTGGCTACCGTGGTGGACAAATCAAACGCTTTCCAGCGGTTTGTCGGGCTGACCTCTACCCACCATAGCTGCTCAGAGAGCGGTGCTTTGTTGGTGTTGCCAGCCTGCAAGCTCTCGTAGATTTTGTGGGTGCTGGTGAGTATGCAGCGATCCCCAAGCGCGTAGGTGGTGCCGCTTGACCATGCGCCGTAGTCCGTCTCGGGGATATTGGTAGCGGTCAGGATGGCATCTGTAACCGAGATTGATTTGATGACGCGCAGTGCCATTAGACAGCCCTCACTTCTGGCATTCCGGTGCCGTCCCAGCGCTCCATGAGCTTGGTCATGCGCTGCTGCATCTGCACCATGGCCTTGGCCTGGGCGCGGTTTTCTTCGCGCAGTGCTTTGATCTCAGCAACCAAGGCTTCGCTGTTCTCTCGCGGGCTTTGCAGCCTGTCGATCAGTTCACGGTTGTCGGCGGCGGGGATGATCCGCTCGCCTTCGTGAACCTGGGCAAACATGTCTGATGGCAGGTAGTTGGTGCCAGCGGCAAAGCGTGGGATTTGGTAGGTGTCAAATAGCTCTTGAATGTCAGCCAGCGGGATGCCCATCGCGTTGGCAATATCAATCTGCGTCACGCCAAAAGTGCGAGCCGCATCGTAGGTTGCCCATGCGCTTGCACCGTCGTTGCCGTTACCCCAATCGAGCGTGCGGATGTAGGTGGCTACGCTGTTGAGTCGGCTCAGTGCGCCTTCGTTGACAACACTGGTGATGTCGATGCCTGAGTTCACTAATCCAGTAATGTCGATGGTGCCAAAGGTGGTCATCAACTGCTGCTGGAAGGCTGTCAACTCGTCTGCGTTTATATGCACACCAATCAGCACGTTTTTGTTGTACTCGTCGATGCCGTTGATCAGCGCAATCTGCGATGGTGTCAAGTCGCCACCACTGACTTCAAAGATGGTGTTGATGGTGCCGCCCTGCGCCAGCGCAACGGCCAGCGCCCGCGGGTCGTTCTGCTTTACAGCTAGGTCGATAGTCTTTTGGATGTTGCTGGTAGTCGCCAGGGCCAGCGTCAGTATTTCAGGCGGCAGGTCATCTGTGTTGGCAACGAATGTGAGTATCTTCACCAGCTCACTTTGCGCCTTGACGTTGAGATCAACGATCAGCTTGCCGTTTAGGTCTTGCACCGCTGTGGTGGTGCTACCTACCCCTGTGCTGATGCCGTTGAGCGCGTCAAGCATTTGCTGCTCGTAGGTCTTGACGGCTGGCAGGTTTGACAGTTCTGCCGCCATGCGGCCAGTGATGCGGGCTGCGTCGGCTGCGGTAGCCGAGCGGCTGACTGCGCTGTCGAGGTACGCACGGGCGCTCTCTGGCAGGCGTTTGCTGGCCTCTACGTCACCACCCTGAGCCAACACCAAGTCTGTGCGGTAGGTCGCGGCAAGATTATCTGGTGTGGCGATAGTTTGCAGGATGCTCTTGATAAATTCTGCAATGCTCTGGCCCGCGCTTGCCATTGCGTCTTCGATGGCGCTGGCAAAGTCATCAGCGGCTTGCGCGGCAGTTTCAGCGGCTTGCGCGGCTTGCGCGGCTTGCGCGTCAAGCAAGTTGTTGTACTGCGTCTCTTGGGCGCTGTAGAGTTTGCTGGATGCTGCAGATGCTGCAGATGCTGCAGATGCTGCAGATGCTGCATCTGCTGCAGATGCTGCATCTGCTGAGTCAGCCAGGGTATCAACCCCACCGGCCAAGGCAAGTATGCTGGTGTAAGCTCGTGCGTTTGCCGGGATGCTTAGATCAAGTGCGCCGATACGCTCTACTTCGCTGCGATACCAATCACGCAGACCAGCGTTGACCGCTGGCATAACGATGCCAATGTCTTTAAACGAGTCCGTTAGGTTGCCTGTCAGAAGCGCTGTCTTTTCGGCTGAGCTGTAAAAGCTGTCGTAGTAGGTGCCGAGGCTGTTGCTGAGTTTGTCGAGTCCACCAGCGGCCTTAATCAAGCCATTGGTTGTCTCATAAGTCATGTCCTTGAGGTACTCCCACGGCATGTCCTGCAACTGGAAATGGAATGTTGCCAGCGCCTGCGCACCGGCTAGTGCGTTGTCGATTTGCTCTTGCGTGGCGGTGCTGGCGGTGATGCCATCAAACACACCGGCCAAGTATTTTGGCAAGGTGCTGGCTTGCAGTGCGGTAAACACAGCGCGGCTGGACGCAAGCCGTATTGCCTCTGGTGTTGCCTTATTTTCCCCG